GTAAAGCTGATAGCAACAACAGAGGTGCTACCGCAGGTGTACTGAGTAATATCAGTATGGGTGCTGCTGGTGGAACTAATGGTTCTAATGCTCTTTCTCTGACTGCTGACAACACTACAGATTTCATTGTAGATGTTAACGTAATCTTGGATAAATAAGTTTGTCCAATCAAAACACATTTAAATAACAGAGTAAAATCTGAATCAATGTTTATATAACTCGTTGAGAGGGATAATTGTTTAACACAAATACACTTGGTTATAAACTAATTTCTGGACAATTAAAGGAAAATAGGAATCACTCAGAACAACTAAATAAATTCTTAGCTGGATTAATAGACTCAGATGGGTATATATCAGCAGATTTTTGTAGGAATAGATTACAAATACAATGTGGTCTTCTTCAATCTGCGTCTAATGATCCTGATTTTATTATGTTAAGATCTATAAAAGAATACTTTAGTCTTGGAACTCTTATCTATAGTAATGGAGATAAAGATACTCATCTATCTACTTGCAGGTGGGTAATGAGAACTAAGGACTCTAAGATTCTTTTTAATAGAATAGGTAAACATCTAAGAATAAAAGGTACTCATTTTGATAATATCGTTTCTATTCACGACGATATAAAAGATTTAGTTCTAACAGACAATCAAATTGAAGATCTTAGAGCTTATTTAAAATGTTCTAGAGATAACTCTAGATGGCTCAAACAACCAAAGCACCCCTCTTGGTCATGGCTTGCTGGTTATTTAGCAGGTGATGGTCACTTTGAATTTAGACAAAGAATTAGAGGAGAAAAAAGTAATTACAACTTAAGGGTATCTGCTGTAGCAAATGAAAAAGATATCCATGTACTTCACTTTATTCAAAAAGCTTTTAAGGGAAATGTTGCTAGAGCTAACCTAAATCCTGAAAAACCAAATTATAATAACTACACTTGGAGAAGAGGATTAGGAAAGAAACATAAAATGTTTTCCATATCATTCTTGAGAAAACTAAGTGTGTATATGTGTCTATACAAGAAGTACTATATCATTAATGAAATGGTAAGTTACTTAGAACAAGATGCAAAGACTAAACAATGTGTAAACGCAAGTTAAAGTAATAGTCTGATAACCTATTAGGTTAATTGGAACAAAACATCCCGTCTGCTGATCGCTGGATCTGTATGCCAGCGTGGGCTTGCGCTCGTCTGAAAAAGGGTGATCTCAAATCTGCTGACATTACCGGAGACAGCACTGGTGTTCTCCGCACTGGTGTTGTGGGTATGATTGATCGTACAAAGGTCATCCAAACTAACAACCTGTATACTGCTACGGAAGGTACTGCTACTCTCTTCTACGTACTTGCAGGTACTAAAGAGGCTATGAGCTTCGCAGCTCAGTTGACCAAGAGCGAAAGCCTTCGCATTCCCGATAGTTTCGGGGAGTACATGAGAGGACTTGCAGTATTTGGCCGGGCTGTAGTTCAACCTACAGCTCTCGTAGAAGCAGTCTGTATTCCTGGTTGATGTAATAAATAACTGACAGTAGCTACGTGCTACTGCTAAATAAAATAGGGTCTATTGGTCTATTAGTCTAATAGACCCTATTTGCATTTTTGAGGTGTCGAATTGAGAAATGAAAAGATGTTCACCGTTAAGAGTAAGTTTAATGGTGGTATTTATGTAATCGGAGAAGCAAAGCTCAAATCAGAATCAAATGATTGGGAAGTTGTAGAAAAAGAAGATAACACTAAATCAGTTGAAGTAGATATGTCTGCACTTAAGAGTGTTGAAGAAGTAAAGATGGAACCGTCAACTAAGACTTTTGTGAAATACGTGGGAAGAAAACCCAAGGTGAAATAAGCTATGACTTTTATCGAGCTTGTAAGGGCTGTAAGAGGTCGAGTAGGAATGCAAGGAACTGGTCCTTCTTCTATATTAGGTGCTGCTGGTGCTGAAGTAGATCTCGTTAATGTAGTGTCTGATGCTTGGCTCGATATTCAAAACTCCAGGGATGATTGGAGATGGATGAGAAGTCAAGCTACTTTTAATGTGGCTGTAGGAACTGAGGTATACACACCATTTACTGTCTTTGCCACTTCTAGCCACAGATTAGGTAAATGGAGAGAAGATACTTTTTATTGGACAGATACTGATAGTAAAAAGAAACCAGCTAATTATCTCGATTATGATAACTGGGCTTATCGCCACCTAAACGATACAGCAGCAGATAATAACAAGATATCTGAGTGGACTATTAGACCTTATGATGAAGCGATTGTGGTTAACAGACCTGATAGTACCTATGCAGTCCGAATAGATTACCAGAAGAAACCTCAGACACTTGTAACTGATAGTGACACTCCTGAGATGCCATCTCATTTTCATCTCGTAATTGTATACGAAGCAGTCTCTAAATATTGTGCTGCTGTGAGTACCCCTGAGATTTATGATAAGTACTCATACGATCATGCAAAACTTTACGGTGCGCTGCAAAGAGCGTACTTACCAGAGAAGAAGATAAGAGTAACAGGTATAGCTTAAAAATGAAAAACAGAAGAGTAAGATTCGCCCCTGTTAGAAGTGAACCTGTTATTATGGATGGGGGTTTAAATGAGAATGTAAGCTCCATAGAGTTGAAAGGTGGAGAGCTTATATCAGGATATAACTATCAACTCGTAGAGGGTTCACAGGGCGGATACATATCTGTGAAGGGCTACGAGAGATATGATGGGACTGCAAAGCCATCCTCTGTGGGGGCGACAGATGAGAGTCATTCGGCACAGGACACTAGGAGAGCTGCGATTACAGAAGTCCCAGGTACAGGTGCTGTTCTTAGTGTACACATATTTGAAGGAGATGTCTACGCATTTAGAAACAAAGTAGGTGGGGCTACGGCAGGCATGTATGTAGCTACAGCAACAGGTTGGGATGAGATAGATACTTCAGGAGATCCGCTAGATCCTAATGGAAACTATAAGTTTGTTAATTATAATTTCACAGGAGATCCAGACGATTTCTCAATGTTCTGGGTAGATGGTGTAAATCAGGCAAGATCTTATGATGGTTCTACAGTAACTACAATAAACAATGCTGGTATAGGTGCTAATGATAAACCTATTAATCTGATAGCACACAATGATAGACTCTGGTTAGCATATACAGGGGGTAGTCTACAATACTCAACTGCTGGTGATCCAACAGATTGGACTACATCATCTGGTGAGTTTGGAATGGGTAGAGAGATAACGAACCTGATAGCCTCAGTTGGTAACTCTTTGGTCGTCTTTTGCGACGAAGCTATTAGGGTTGTTAATGGTTACTCTGCTGATGACTTTGTAGTTGAGTCCTACTCTAACTTCTCAGGAGCATTCTCATCTACAGCTCAGAGGATATTTGGCACTATTATCTATATGGATGATAGAGGTGTATCTAGTATAGAAGCTGCGCAAGAGTATGGTGATTTCAAAGCTAATAGTCTCTCTCAGCGTGTACAGAAAACACTACAGAATAATAAGCAACTTATAACATGTGCTACTGTATCTAGAGATCTGAATCAATATAGATTGTATTTCTCTAATGGTGGTGGACTTTACTTCTCATTTCTGAATAAGAAACTGAGGGGAGTTACAGTTATAGATTTTATAAAACCTGTTTTGAAAGTTACAGAAGGTGAGGATACAAATGGAAATATTGTTATCTTCTTTGCTTCTACCGATGGGTATGTATATCAGATGGACTCAGGTACTTCCTTCGACGGAAGTGCAATAAGTACATTAATGACTACAGCTTTCTACCATTATAAGTCTCCAAGGAACTGGAAGAGATTTAAAGAAGTCTTGTTTGAGATAGCTTCCATCAGCGATCTTACAGTGGATATTCGATTTGCATTTGATTATCTCTCCGGTTATGTACCTCGGTCTGGGATATTTGGTATTGACCTCTTAGCTGCTGGAGCTAGGTGGGGTGAGGGTCTTTGGGGTACTATGAGATATAGTGGTTCTGAGAGCACCAATAGAATTAAATTTCCAATCCAAGGTCTTGGTGCAAATATGAGTATATCTATTAGAACTACTGAAACATACAAACGACAACATACTGTCCAGAATTTTATAACTGACTTTCAAATCTGTGGGCGACAATTATAAAGGGAATACATGACTTCTAAATATTATAATCCATCTGGTAAGGAAGTCTCTGATGGGGATGTTGCTTACGCGGATGATCTGAATACGATTAATAGCGCAATAGATTCAGCATTCCAATTAGCAGACACAGACATATCAGGGATGGTTGCTGATGTAGAGTATTGGGCTACCGCAGCAGAAGCCTCTGCTACTGCTAGTGCTGCTGATGCAGTTCAGACTGCTGCTGATAGAGTGCAAACAGGACTAGATAGAACAAGTGCAACTAGTAGTGCTAATAGCGCTACTAGTTCTGCCAGTTCTGCTAGTACATCTGCTGGTACTGCTACTACTAAAGCTGCACTAGCAGAACAGTGGGCGGAAGAAGCTGAAGATGTACAGGTAACTACAGGTAAGTATTCAGCCAAGCATTGGGCAGCTAAAGCTCAGGCGGATGCAGGACTACAAACAATAACAGGTACTGGTGTAGATAATACAGATCCTAATAATCCTGTTATTACTATAACTAAAAGCACTATTAGTCTCGGTAATGTAGATAATACGAGTGATGCTAATAAACCTATCAGCACTCTTACTCAATCAGCTTTAGATTTGAAAGAAAATTCATTGGGTAATCCAGCGGCTGATGGATATACCCTCTCTAGTACTATTAGCGGAACGAGATCTTGGGGTGCTGTCTCGGCTGGGCCAAAGGCAGTACAAGTATTTACTTCTAACGGCACATATACCCCAACATCTGGTGCTACTGTTGTAATTGTTGAGGTACAAGGTGGAGGCGGGTCAGGCGGCGGGTCAGGAGCAGGTGGGAATTATGCTATAGGTGGCGGAGCTGGGGGATACTCAAGAAAAAGAATATCACTCTCCGGTATTACCACAGAAGC